CCTAGTGCACCAATATTCTCAAGCAACACATTACGCTTCGAATACCCTGCTCGAATATTTGATAATGGGAATCGTAAAGCGTCCATTCTAGAGTTAGGGTTAACAATATTCAATCCATCTGGAGTCATAAGATAAACAACCTCTTGTACACTCAGTTTCTCCTTCGTATCATCGTCATAATAGAACGTGTAAGAATCAATTAGACCTTCATCTTCGAATTGTTTTAGCCTGCGCCCAGATAGGTTAATTACCATTTGGTTACTCGGTAATGGAACAAACAGATTAACTATGCCGAATGACCTCTTAGGAGCGTATGCAAACGAGTTAGAGTAAAGAGCGTCATTTACTGATAGCGTAAATATAACATCGCTCCAACTTTGCGTAGGGTTAGGGTTATGTAGTAAGTCGAATAGCCAAGGGTGTTTATCTACCTTATTGCCTTCCATATCTTCAAGGTAAGGCACTCCATCAGCCATCATTGAGGCTCGCTTATTTATTACAGTGCGGAGTTCTGGTATCTCTAGGTAATGTCGGTAGGCCTTATCTGTATCTATCCAAACTGGTTGTTTTACTCCCCACACTTGATTGGTGATGCTATTGTGATTAGTACGAAAGTCGTTAATGTATCTGTTCATTCGAGATTGATCCCATCCAAAGAAGGAAGACCAAAAATTGTTACCTAAACTATTTTCCATAGAGAAATATTTTAATATCCACAAATTTACGTATTTTTGTAAATAAATCTGTTACAAACGAAATTAATATGCGTAAAGATTCAAGTATATACTCGATGAAGGCAGCAGGAGAGCTTAAAGACCTCGACCTTCAACAACGACAAGTAGCTATGTATGTCAGCAAATTTGATGTAATTGATAGCGATAGAGACTTGATCCGTAGAGGCAGCTTCTCAAAAAGTATAGCCGAGCGTGGACCTAAGTCCGAAGGTAATCGCAAAATAGCCTTCCTGCGTTATCATAACTGGGAGAAGCAAATCGGTAAACCTTTGTCAATGGAAGAAGATGAGTACGGACTATTCGTGGTTTCTCAACTTGGTAATTCAACTATGGGGCAAGACGCTATGGAAGATTACAAAGACGGAATCATTCGTGAACACTCCATCGGTTTTAAATACATGGACGACAAGATTCGTTATGTAGAGGATGGCGAGTTCTTTGAAATTACTGAGCTGGCTCTCTGGGAGTATTCTGCAGTAACCTTTGGTGCTAATCAATATACAAATGTAGTTGATGTAGCGAAAGGTCAAGAGAGGGAAGATATGGCAAAAAAGTTGTTGAATGATTTGGAAGCAGTATCAAAGGCCATCGCAAGCGGTCGAGGAACTGACGAAAGATTCTACAATCTCGAAATGAAACAAAAGTTTTTAAACGCTAGAATGTATGACTTAGCAATCACTAACCCGACCGATAAGAGTCAGTTAGCCGAGAAGACAGAATTACATACTTCGTTTGATTGGAATAAAGTGGTAAATAGTATTAATTTTTAAAACAAAAAAGATGAGTGATTTAACTCCAGAAAAAGTGATTGAACGCATTGAAGCGTCTATTACAGAAAAAATGGTAGGGACTGCATCAAAGTCCGAAATCGAAGGTCTAAAAAATGACCTCGTAGCATTGAAAACAAGCGTAGAAGATTCTACTCAAACAAACGAATTGAAGTCAGTTATTGCTGGCCTTGAAGCAAAGTTTGAAGCTATGAAAGAATCTGCAGTTGATTCAAAGAAAACTAACATGAGCTTGAAAGGTGCTATCATGCACGCTTATTCAGAGAACATGGATAAGATTAAAGAAATCAAAGAGAAAGGTGGAGTAATTAACCTAGCTGTAAAAGTGGCTGGAGATATGACTATCACTGACAACTACTCTGGTGGAACAGTTGGTTTATCCTCTCTTGAGGCAGGAGTAGCACGAGTAGTTCGTAGAAGACCATTCATGCGTCAGTTAGTTAGTTCATCTGGAATCTTGTCTAAGTTCGCAGTATGGATAGAGCAAGCTAACCCAGACCCTAACTCAGCTGGTATGGTAGGTGAAGGTGTTGCTAAACAACAATCAGACTTTGATCTTGTTGAACGTAGCTCACAAGTTAAGAAGATTGCTACATGGATAAAAGTATCTAAGGAGATGGTTGATGACCTTCCATTCATGCGTGGTGAAATCAACAACGAATTGTTAGAGTTAGTTGAATTGAAACTTGACCAACAAATATTGTTAGGTGATGGAACTGGTGACAACTTAGATGGTCTTACTGGATACGCTACTGCATTTACTCCTGCAGCTCAGTTCGTAGGTGCTATTCCAACTGCGAATAACTCTGATGTATTACGTGTAGCTCTAGCTCAAATCGAGAACGCTAATTTCATTCCTAACTACATTATCTGTAACCCAGACGATGCAGCGCAAATGGAGTTGACGAAGACTACAACTGGTGAATACACTTACCCTATGTTTGTTCCACAAGCAGATGGAATCACACGTGTTAAAGGTGTTCCAGTGGTTATCAATCCCGGAGTTGCTAGCGGTACATACATTGTAGGAGACTTCTCGAAAGCTAATTTACGTATTCGTGAGGACTTGAATATTCAAGTGGGATACATCAATGATGACTTCACTCGTAACATGATGACGATTTTATGCGAGGCACGTGCTTGTTTCTTCGTAAAAACTAATCATTTCGGAGCATTCGTGAAGGGTAATTTTGCGGCAGATATTGCTGTAATTACAGCACCTTAATAATTAATTTGGGTGGGGTTTAGGCCTCACCCTTAATATGACTGATATGGCTGAAAAGAAAACAAGGACTACAACCAAGAAGCGTGTAATAGCTGAGATGGACGAGAAACACGTCATAAACGAATCTTTAGAGTTAATCGATACCAAATGTTACCGAGTTATCGGAAAGGGTAAAGAAGGCCTATTAGAAGGTAAAATGATTGAGGTGTCTGGAGTCGTGGCTAAAGTGCTCCTTAGTAAAGGTCTAGTAACAATGGTATAATATGATAGTAGCGATAAGTGATTTTACTGCAGGAGGAAAGTTCGAGTTACACACTGGAGCATACGATACTGCTCGTCTGCAAGACTACATTGATAGGTATGAAAAACGATACTTAACAGATTTGTTTGGTGTTGACCTCTATAATGAGTTTAATGCAGACTTGATTTTAGGCGGTGGAGTTCCTACCGAGCAGAGATTCATCACTATCTTTGAGCCTCTATCAGTTGATTATATCTGGAGTATTTTGTACTCCGAAGGTATTAAAGAAATGCTGATAGGTTTCATTTACTACGAATACATTAAAGACCAAATAAGCCAAATGACTCCTATTGGTATGGTAACTCCTTCTGGCCAAAATAGTCGTAACTCAAGTTCATTGTATCTCCAATTATACACTCGGTATAATGATGCAGTTAGAATGTATAAAGCACTTCAAGTGTATATGACAAATAATTCATCAGACTATGACGAGTTTAATGGAATGCGTAAAATGTTAATAACATGGCTATAACAGACGATATTGCAGATATAGTAGAGGGAATCGTACAAGAAATTGTATGGCCTAAACCAGTGTTTTATTTAACTGGTACTCGGCTCGCTGCAAATAACGAATGGACTCGTAGTGGAGCAGATTTAACTGCTAAGCTACCTTTAATATGGCTACTTGAGACGATGAATGAACGCTTCGGAGGGCAAGAATCTTCAATAGAACGATCTTCTGACCTGCGTATCTTTATATTGGAAGAAACGAATGTTAGGGAGTTCTACACTAGAGACCACCGAGAGCAAGTGGTAAGGCCTATGCAAGAGCTGGCTATTGAGCTTGTAAGAGTTGTAACTAACACTGCAAGATTCAAGAGGCCGGAGAACTTTCAGATTAGATCGTTCTCTCGCTTCGGTGTTGAAGAGACTAAGGGAGTCGTACAGAATATATTAGATGCAAATTTGTCGGGAGTAGAGTTGCAGTTGACTCTCGATATCTATAAAGAAAATAACTGCTCAGACTTGTAACTTTAAAAATTAGAAAATATGATTGGATGTGATTGTAATGTAGGTTTGTCTAACACTGGTAGACCTAACTGCGTACCTTTATTCTCGGTAACAAATAGCCTTATTCAAGTGCCATTGTTCGATAATGATGGTATTCAAAATGGAATTGATTTAACTGCTCCTTTACCAAACTGGGTGGCAGATTTAGTAAACGCTGCAGACCCTTCTCAAAGATGGTTTCCGTTGCCTGCTTTCGAGAATGTGGAATTGCCGAAGGCTGATTCACAATTCGAAGAGGCTGCAAGCGGACGTATGGCCTTCCTTCGTCAAGGTAAGCGGTCATTCGCTGGTGAACTTTGGGCGGATGATTCTACTCCTACTTTCTTAGGGAAATTGGAGAAAGGACGTTGTATTGACTTCGGAGTTTACATAGTTGATGTGAATGGTAACTTGATCGGTTCAAAGGTTGGCGACTTCCTTTACCCTATTAAAGTTGATAACGCTTCATGGGATCCAAAATTTGGTTTCGCAACTGACTCGACTATTCAGAAGATTATGTTAGGTTTCGACTTCGACAGATTGTTCAATGAGTACACTATGTACATGATTACTCCGGAAGAAGCAGGGATTGATTTCTCTACCCTTAAAGGACTGGTTGATGTAAACATCACTTTTGTAAGTGCTCCAACAACTGGACAATCGGTTATTACTGCTAATGTAAATTACGGAACAGCACTCAACCCAGTGAATTACATTGGTGCTGATGCTCCTGCTGACTGGACGTTAACTAACACAACAACTGGTTTACCAGTAACGATTGATGCAGTTACTCCAGATGGACTTGGTGGTTATGTTTTAGACTACTCAGCTGGTGTTACTGCTGCTGACGTTCTGAACTTGGCAACAAACAAAACTGGGTTCGAAGGTGAGGCGAATGCAACTGCAGTATAATTTTGATTAGTATGTCAAGCGTAAAAGTAGGCAAGACTACATTCAATTCTGAAAGTTTGAGAGATATCTCGCTCACCGATGCATACTCTAAATTTGCAAAATTCGATAAGGAAATTGTAAAACAAGCTCACGAATTAGTGAATGGAAAAAAGTCAAGACGTAAGAAATAAACGTCAAAATTATGTTGAAAAAAATGGGAAGGGGTGTTGAGCTCCTTCCTTTTTTTTTTGATTTATTGGTGTTATTTTTCGTAATTTTGTAGAATACACAAAACAAACGAGAAGGACGTTTAAATGGCGAATAGCGGACTTTCATGATTAGATAGTAGTGGGTGTTATAAAATAAAAGATACACAAAACGCTATCTATCACAAGGCTCTAGGAGGTCAAAAAAAAATTGTTATGGTCGATGTTATGCAGACAATTATAGGAGAAAGGCTCAAAAAGACAAGATTATTGTTCGATAATGTGGCCTTCCAAAAAGTCATTGACGCAAATATTAGACGTGAAATATTGAACATGATCCAGTCAGACCAGTTGATGAAAAATGGAATTGACTCCGACGGAAATGTGCTCGGATATTATTCATGGATGACGGAGGCGATGTCAAAAGGTCGCAAGAAAGAAGGTGACAAATACAACTTATTTGACACTGGCGAATTTTACAGACAGATGTTTGTGATTGCTTTACGTGATGGCCTGCTGATTGATTCCGATGGTGCTGATAAAGAAGACACGAATTTATTTACAGAATATGGAAATAATATTGTAGGTTTAACAGATGAAAACTTGGGTAAACTTGTTGAATTACTTCGGCCGAAATACATCGAATATACAAGGCAAACACTGGGACTCTATTGATGAGCTTCCATTGTATAATTGGATAAAGTGTGTTGAGGAACACGATTACAGATATGTCTGCAAGGATATAAATGATGTTAAAGGGGTAAATGTGGCAGACGCTTGGAACAAAATATTTGATGATTACATTAATCGATATGGCCTCTCCAAGTTGTATTTAAGGCTTCTGAAAGTAATGAAGGAGAAGGCAATTTTAGAATGTGATTATGTACTGACGAAGGATAAATTTAAATTGACGCTTATAGAGATTGAAGAAATCAATTTAAGCAAAATGATGAGTAACAAGGGTGAAAACAAAAGTATAAATAGCGTGCTGGTTTACCTTTCAAAGTGGCTCGGTTATCGAGTTAACACGAAAGAGGTCACCACGCTCGAGTACTTTGAAATGATTGATTTATATGGCAAAGAAAATTCTAAAGTCAGAGATAGCCGAAGATGATATTTTCGGTCTGATTAAAAAAAGTGCGGACGAGACGATTATTATTTTAGACAAATTGTCGGCCTCTCTGAATGCAACTGCAACTGCGGTAAAACAATCAATAGGCGGTGCCAAGTTTGATTCTACCAAGGCCATTGATAACTTTGTCAAGTCCACTCAGAAGGCAAATAAACTATCTGTAGAGGCTCAGAAGATTGAGCAACAAAGAATGAAAGTTATTGCCGAGCGAAATAAGGCGATGCAACAACAACAGAAGCGAATGCAGGAAGTTGAAAAGACAGAGCAACAAAGGCTTCGTACCGAGCAACAAGCGGTCAGAAATCAAGAACAACTAGCAAAGGCTAATGAGCGTAATACAAGGGCTGTAGCTGACCAGTCGAGTGCATACAAACAACTTGTCATAAAAACTCGTGAACAGAAGCGTGAATCACAAGAGTTAGCAGCACGTTTACTCAAGTTAGAACAAACTGGCAAAAAGAACACAACTGAGTGGCGGAAAACTGCAGCAGCATATCGTGAGGTTACTGCCAGTGCAAAGGCTGGAGACAAGGCCTTAAAGAAGATTGATGGCACAGTCGGAGACAACTTTAGAAACGTTGGTAACTACAAGTCAGCATTAAAAGGACTTGGTAAGACTATGTTAGCTCTGGGTGGAGGTATGTCGCTCGTAGCAGGTATTCGTAATGTAGCTGGGATCGTAACAAAGTTTGACCAAGCTCAAGGCGATCTACTCGCTATATCTGGTAAGACTAAAGAAGAGTTAGCAGGCCTTACCGAGCAGGCTAAAAAACTGGGAGCCACAACACAATTCTCAGCTACTCAAATTACAGAAATGCAGATTGAACTGGCTAAACTTGGTTTCACAACTGAGCAAATTGAGCAAAGCGCAAAGGCGGTCGGGAACTTTGCAGCAGCAACCGGAGCTTCAATTCCAGAGGCAGCAGCATTAGCAGGCTCGGCATTACGTGCATTCGGACTTGACGCAAGCGAGATGGACCGAGTTGTATCTACTCTAGGGGTGGCAACAACTAAAACGGCATTAGACTTTTCAAAATTAAATACTGGCTTGGGTACTATTGCACCAGTAGCAGCCGCATTCGGTTTCTCTATTGAAGATACAACTGCCTTGTTAGGTCAGTTGTCAAACGCTGGTTTTGATGCAAGTTCTGCAGCAACAGCAACACGCAACATATTATTGAATCTCGCAGACGCTAATGGCGATTTGGCTAAAGAACTTGGACGGCCTATTCGCTCCGCAGACGACCTCGCTGGAGCATTGCAAGAGCTAGAAGCAAAAGGTATTGACCTAGGTGAATCATTAGAGTTGACAGATAAACGCTCGGTTGCCGCATTCCAAACATTCTTGAATGGAGCTGATTCACTTGTTGGCCTTCGTGATTCAATCACTGATGTAAACGATGAATTAGAAACGATGGCCGCAAAACGACTTGATACTATTGCTGGTCAGTTTACCTTATTGGAGTCTGCATGGGAAGGATTTGTATTAGCCGCAAATGAAGGTAGTGGAGCAGGCGAAGCAATAAAGAATGTTATTGGTTTTCTGGCTAAGAACCTTGATGTATTAATGTCAACACTTGGTAGGCTAATAATAGCGTGGGGTACTTACAAGGCTGCATTGTTGGGTGTTAAGGCAATCCAGTGGGTAATGACTGGTGGTTTTAAAACAATGTTGACTAATATGACCTCTAGCATAAAGGGGTTGAATATCTTCTCTAAGTCAGTTAAGACTACTGGAGTTGAAATGAGCAGAATGGGTAAGGTAATGAATGCAGTACCATGGTTAGCAATAATCGGTATGGTTATTCAAATGGTTAATGCAATGATTGATCTCGGTAATGCTACTGCTTATGCTAAAAGACAACAAGAGCTCCTAGATAATGCAAAGGAACAATCAGCCGCATTCACTGGACCTTTATTAGCTAAAGAGAAAGAAGCACACGATGAGCGACTAAGGCAACTAGATATTGAATTAAGGACTAGGCAGGCCAATGGTGAATCGGCAAAGAAGATTGATGAAGAAAGAATTAAAAGAGAGAAAGAGATAGCCACACAAAGTAGTCAAAATATTACTACTATCATCGATGCCGAGCGTGATAAACTGGCTGCAGTTCTGGTGTTTAATGACAAGTTAAGGGAAGGTCAAGGCAAATTAGCCGGAATGAATCAAGAGCAAATGACAATGTACAAAAAACTTCAAAAAGAGGCAGAGAAAGCAGGAGTAGCGTTCCGTTTTGGTGATAGTGCTGATGTTCGTGAATCTAACTTTCAGAAGCTACAAATATTTGCTGAAACGTACTCCGCAACTTTGCAGAATAACGTTATTGCTCTGGCGAAAGAGCGTAAGGAATATGCTAAATACCTTGAAGATAGAGAGGCCGCAAGATTAGAATTGAAAAATCAGCAAGAACAAGAAAACTTTCAGCAATCAAAAGTGACTGGAGCTCTCAAAGACCATGTTACAGAAATGAAATCGCAAATTGATTTGGCCGAGCGAATGGTAGAACTTTCTAACCAAAGATTAAAGATTGAAGAGGACCTGCGTAAAGTTCTTTCAGAGCGTGCCGTAAAGAAACAAGACGTTGATATTAAAGGCGAGTTTGAAGCTCAGAAAACACTGATTGAAAACACTGGTTTTATGGAGACTGACGCACTTGATGAGTTGATTCGAGTGAAGGGAGAAATGCTAAAAGAGGCTCGGCAAAAAGAAACGGACTTCGAGATAGCCTCTTTAAACAACGAATTTACACAGAAGTATGCTAACCTACGTCAGAACTTAGAAAGTGAGCGAATGGTACGTTTAAATGCGCAGGAAGAGACTTTACAAGCAAACTTGAAGATAGCTGGCAAAGACGCTAAGAAACAACAAGACGCTAAAGATAGATACAGTGCCTCGCTTCTGGAAGTTGAAGCCAATTATCAAATACAACTTTCTGAAATCAAACAATCTGAAATCGTAGAATCACAAATGGTTTCTGATAAAATAGTTGTGGCTAAAGAGCAAGAGAAAAATGATTTGTTAGATATTCAAACCGAAATTAATACAGAAACAATTACTGCAAATGATGAGCTTATTGGTATGCAAGAATCATACTGGCAGAAACAAAAAACAAATGCTAAAACTGGAGCTCAATCAGTTGTTGATACCGAGAAACAAATGTGGAAGGACCGAATGGAAATAGCACAATTCGCAACTGATCTTCTACTTATGCAAAGTGATAAGAGAATAGCTCAACTAGACAAGGAAATAGCAGCAGCAGAGAAACAATCTGATGTACTTCGTCAACTGGCTATCAATGGTAATATTAATGCTCAAGATAGCTTAGCCGAGCAACAAAGAATAGCAGACGAAGCAACCAGAAAGAAGGCTATAGCCGAGCGTAGAAAACAACAACTAGAGTTCGCAAATACTGCTTTCCAAACATACGGAGCAAAAGTTGAGGCCGGAGCTCAGAATCCTCTGGCGGAAACGCTCCGAGATTTAACTCTACTTCAACAAGCAGTGGCAACATTTACTCCTGCATTCCTTGACGGAACGGAAGATACTGGAGCTAATGGTAGGGGAGTTGATGGTAAAGGTGGGTTTCACGCTATCCTGCACCCTAACGAAAGGGTAATGACCAAAGAGCAAAACAAGAAGGTAGGAGCTATTGATAATGAAACTTTGGCAGATGTTGCATGGAGCTATCAGAATGGCAAACTGGTTTCTACCTCATCCAATGAATCAATCGGTGGAGCATGGGAATCTATTGCAGTATTAAAGCAACTCCAGTCATTGGAAAGGACAATTCAAAATAAGCCAGAGCACGACCTACAAGTTGAGAATATTGTTCTGGGTGCAATGGAAATTGTTAGGTCAACAAAGGCAGGCCGAGACGTAGTGTATAATCGATATAAAGTTAAATCATGAGGCACTTTTTAAATGATATTGAGATAGCTCCACGTAACATATTGTCAATCGGTGTTCAATCTACTTTTACTGATAGGCAAGACTGGTTAGAGGTTGATGTTGATAGGTTAATTTTGCCTCGTGAAGCACTTCCTATATTTGAACAGCACCTTCAATTATATGGACCATTCGAGGGTATTCCGTACACTATTCAGTTAAATGGTGGCCAAGTGTTAGAGTACTATGTGGACCTGCAAGAAGATACCATTTATCGTGACTGGGAAATCGAATGTAAGATTAAGCGAAGAGGGGGTAATGATAATTTCTTTGACCAAGCAGATGGCACTTCATGGGAGATAATGGCTAAGAAGGGAG